CGTAAATAAAATCTTTATACTTATTGTTTGATAAATCATCTGGATTTTCAATCCAATCGTTGAGAGCTTCTTCCATGTTTCTCTCAAACAATGTTCCTTGGTTATTTTGACCTCTATTTCCTCTACTACCATCACCAAACTCTGGTTTTAATGTTGTAATTTTTAATTCTTTTTTGATATTCTTTATAGAGAATTCAGTTTGTATCGCTCTTGCTATTTTACAATCATTCTTTTTACTAGAATCAAATGCTAATGGATTTGATATGATCTTTCCATACTTTTCATTCAAATGTTTCCATAACCGCAATGCTTCATCAGCAGATGTTTTGTTCATAAAACTTACTGCTTTTCTTGCTTCTGTTTCTGTGGATGGTAGAATATTATATGCCATAATACATATTTATTTTACCGATCTCCCGCCTTCCTGTTTTCTGACTTATCAACAGAGAATGATCCACCAGGATATCTCTTCTCTAACTTCTTGACGTTACCTCTTATAACATCATCAAATGATATGTCTAGTGCAATACAAGCATTTGCTACGTACCACATAACGTCACCCAACTCAATAATAAGATGTTCTCTATTGTCGTCGTTCCAAGGTTTACCTTGGAATACCATTTTCTTAACGATCTCAAGAAACTCTCCAGACTCAGCAGCAAGCCCAACGCCAGCAGTGGTAAGGCGTTCAATATTGGCACCTTGTCTGTCAAGTTCACCCAGACGATCAGCAAGATCGACAAAATTCTTACTAGTATCGCTTGTGACAGTATCCACGAAGTGAGAATACCTATCAAAGTCCACATGATTTATACGTTCCATTCTGCAAATTTAGATAATCGGTTTTGTGTTTGTGAGAATTGTTGTAAGGTTTCTCCTACCTTTTCATCTTCTATATTGATGGCAGATGAATCTTCTGCTACATCATACAACCTCATCTTCGCTCTGTCAATTCCCAGAATAAATTTTCTTGAGGCAGTCGGGTCGTTGTATCTGTTCTTAAGTTGTTTGACCAAGATGCGACCCTGTTGCTCGAGCTCCTCAGTAGATATAAGGGCAAACATAAAATCAGCAGTGGCAGGGAGACCAAAAGACTCAGAAGTGTCAGTGAGATCGGGATCAGAGTTACCAAACCCACTACGAGTAGTTTGAGTGGCAGAGATAATAGGTACATTACTTTCCACAGCAAGACCCCGAAGCTCTTCAGCAATCGCTTTAACATAAGTATACGAGTTAACAACAGCACCTTTGTATCTAACGGATGCACAAATGTTTAGATAGTCAACAAAGATAAGATCAGGTGTAAAATCTTTCTTTAATTTAAGATCACTTAAGAGTGCCTTAAAATGTCCTGCATGTGCAGATGCAGTAGGGTACTCTTTAATGATCAATTTACCTTGTGTCTTTCTAGAAATCTCATTCACTTTTGAATTGAATAAAACCTCAGGAAGTTCTGTGATATCCTTGACGTTTACGTTCAGAAGATTTGCGTCAATTCGTTCAGCAATCTTCTCCTCTGCCATTTCACATGTAATGTAGAGTACGTTGTACCCCTGAGTGAGGGCGGAACCAGCCATGTGGCACATGAATAAACTCTTCCCGACACCCGTTCCAGCAAGAGCGATGTTGAGAGTCTTGTTAGGGAGACCACCTTTCGTGATAAAGTTAAACTTTTCCAAATCAAAGGGAATTTTCTCTTCTTTCCTGTGGTAGAATTCATATCTGTCTGATGATTGTTCAATGTAGTCATGTCCGATATGCTCATCAAACGATACTGCCAAAGCATCTTGTAAAATACTAGGTATAGCACCCTTGGTGAACTTAGTTTCTCCGCCATCAGCAATCTTGATAGACTGCATGAGTGCTAAGTATATAGCACGATCTTGACACCATTTCTCTGTGGCATCTAACAACCAGTCATAATCTACCCAGTCATCAGAAAGTGAACTTACTTTCGATAATGAATCTTTGAATGCTTCTTCTGTAAGATCTCCTCTATTTTGGAGATTGATTGAAAGAACTTCTTTAGTAGGTACCTTATCATACTTACCAGCGAAGTCTGCAATTTCTTCAAATACAATTTTCTCATGGTACTCTTGGAAATATTCTGCTTTTAAAAATGGAACAACCTTTCTATAATATGTTTCATTATAAAGGAGGTTGCGTAGAATTGATTCTTCTATTCTTTCTGTCATTCTAGTTGTAACCTCGCAAATGATTTCTCGCTCAATCTTTTCTGTATCAGTTTACCATAGTCTTCATGTAGTTCGCAACCAATGTAATGTCTATTCAAGGATTTGGAAACAATTGCTGTTGTTCCTGATCCCATGAATGGATCTAAAACTATGTCGCCTTCTTCACTTCCTGCTTTGATGCATGGTTCAATCAAGTCAGGTGGATACACAGCAAAGTGTGCACCTTTATATGGTTTGTTTGTTACTGACCAAACATCTCGCTTATTTTTCCTGTCATAAGACTTGGATAACCCACTATGAGGAACCAAGCCAGTGCCAGAATTATGGTACTTACCTTTAGACCTGTCTCTAGTACCCCAGTCTTGCTTGACTGGTTCTTTAATTGCTTCATTATTATAATAGTATTTACGATTTTTAGAAAGTAGAAAAATGTATTCGTGTGATTTAGTACATCTATCTTTAACACTTTCTGGCATTGGATTAGGTTTATGCCATATAATATCTTGTCTTAGATACCATCCGTCTGCACGTAATGCAAATGCCAACATCCATGGTATACCTATCAAGTCTTTCTCTTTGAGTCCTTGTAGTTTGTTACCTCTCTTGGCACACTTGTCAGGTAAATCTTGTTTGGTTTTACTGACACTTTGTTTTGGTAATGCCTGTCCTTTACCAGGTCTATAGTTATAATAACTATCTCCTATGTTTACCCACAGTGTACCATCATCAGTTAATACATCACGTACTGATCTGAACACTTCTACTAAGTTTTGAATATATTCTTCTGGACTTTCTTCTTGACCTATTTGTTTATCTTCTCCACCATAGTCACGCAACCCATAGTAAGGAGGTGATGTGACACAAGTTCTTGCTTTGCCATCAAACTCTTTTAAAGTCTCACGACAATCTCCAAATAAAATTGTATCAACCACCATAACTAAATTCCTTCTTCGCTGCCTCCTCCAGTTTTTGCATTACTTCTTCAGTGAAATATTTCTCTGGATCCTTAAGTATTGCAGAAGGATATACAGTACTATTACCAACAATGACCCTATTTCCTTTACGCTCGAAGACCCCATACTGTTCACCCAACTCCAATAGTCCGTAGTATTTGTCAAGTCCACGGTCATCAAAATACAATCTAGTTTCAATTTTACTTCCCTCCTTAGTTAAACGTGATTTTTTTGCTTCACACTTGATGATATTACCTACAAGTGTTGTGCCATCTTTTTCTTTTTTCTTACCAAGATATATGATAGTTGATGCAGCATACTTAAGACCTGTTCCACCACCCATCTCTTTAGTAGGTACATAAGATCCAATTACATCATACGTATGATTAGTTACGATCATAGGTATCTTTGCTTGTCCTAGTTTTAATGTTAGAACACGAAATGCACCTTTGATTAATTGTGATTTTGTCATGTCTCTAACTTGTTTATCGTTAGCAACATCTTCCATCTCTTTAGATGTAGATAACATACCAAGAGAATCAAGAACAAACATCATTGGTTCTCTCTTTGGTTCTTTCATATACTTGTCTACAATACGACAAGCTTGTGTTCTAAAATCTTCAATAGTAGATACTGGAAACAATACCATACGTTGAGAATCAATACCACGAGACTCGATCATCTCTTTAGAGATAGCAGATTCTGTCTCAAAATATATAACTCCTCCTTTAGGATTTGCTTCTAGAAAATTACGAACAACACTAAGTGCAAAGAATGTTTTACCTGTGCTGCTTTCTCCTGCTAATGCAGTAACTTTATTAGAAGGTATCCCTCCATATATTGATCCGCTACAAAGAGCATTAAAAATATATGAACCAGTGTCAACGTAATCAGTTACATCACCAGCAGCGACTCCATCGCTTACTATACTGGCAAACTCATTACCACTGTCTTTAATTACTGTATCTAAGAATCCCATTGTGTTGCTTCATCCTCATAAAAATTTACATAATCATAATCACTGCTCATAAGTTTAGCAAAAGAACGAGCAGTGTCATAGTCCTCAAAACATTTTACGCTGTCAGAATCTACTTGCCCGACAACGTGGTTAGTCCATGTGACAACAAAGACTTTTTTAGTCATTCAAAGAAACTCCCAATAGTGATAACTTTTTCGTGGTGCCACCCAATACATTGTAGCACATTTTTGAGAGGTTCCAAGAAACTCTTCTCAAATTGTGTTTGATAATCAACATATTTCTCTATACCAAATTCCTTTGGCAGTTCACCAAAGAAACTGATACAGTTTTCATGTATAGGATTAGGTGTCTTCAAGTACATAAACTTGATCTTCTCACCCTCCTGTATAAATGGATGCTTATGTTCTACTTTATGTTTTTTGACGTACCAGTTGTATAGGAGTGCCCCTCTGACATGGATCGGGGTTCCTTTTGAGTAAATATCTGTTGGATGTCTGTATTTTGAGAGGTTGTTACATCCACGTGGGAAGGCGACTTCATCATAGGGTCGCTCCCTTGTTTCGCTGCGGACTCCATTGATGAAAGAGATAAGCTCATCATTGTCTTTGCCGATAATAATCTGAAACGCTGCATATAATTTATCCCGAAAGTATGCTGGTGTTGATGACCTAGCAGTTTCTAGACCCATGATCTTCATCTTGGGTTCATTGTATCTAACTCCTTCTGAGTCCCATACATTTAATATGTATCTTTTCTTTGCTGTCCATATACCTCTGTCTGCAATATTCTCACGCTTCATACTCATTTTCTGTTCGTACGCCGAAACGTACGATGCCAAGTCCTGATAACTTTTGTCGATAAACGGCTCCAGTTTTTCTTCACAGATCTTGTTAAGTAAGGAAACAATTGCTGCTTTGTCGCTAGACTTAGAAGCAAAAAATTTATTAACAAGAGGTCCAAGATTAAGATATATTGAGTCTGTGTCAGATGCAATTACGTAATCCTCCTTGACTGTAGAGAGTAGTTTATTTAGGTAACCGTTCATTTTATTCTCTATCCAACGGATAGAAACCTGTCCTGACAGTGTGATTGCTTCCGCATTTGCTGTCTTGTAATATCTAAAATGTTCATTACCAATAGCACCATAGGCAGAGTTAAGAGATATCTTCTTTGCCATCTGTATATTATTACAACGAGCAATCTCTTTAGTCAGTTCAACTGTAGGAGTTTTTTCATACTGTTGCTTTGCTTTGATCATTCGTTTCTTGAATATAACTCTAGAGTCATACATCTTTCTCATCATCTCTGGTAAGAAACCAGACACATCTTTTCTATACTGTGCACCATTTGCACATGTAGCATATTGTTTATCAACTTCTACCTTTTGATTTAAGATCCCTTCAACGCTTGCACTGGGATGTCTAGTCTCTGCGAGGGTTTCTGGAGAGATGTTATATTGCATAATGAGATGAGGATACAGACTATTGAGATCGAAAGAAACAACCCAGTCATAAAATCCCACTTTTGGTTCTTTGACATATGCTCCTGCGTATTTTGTATCTTTAGTTTCTTCTCTTTTGGGGGGTATTGCAATTTTACGTTTGTTTAATTCGTTGTATATGTAGTTGTCCCACATACGAACCTGACTGAATACATCTTCATAATTAACCTTGGCATCATATGCCATGGTGTATGCGAGTTCTATCAGTTTCATCTTATCGTCTAGTTTATCAACAAGACGAACGTCATGGATGTTGTAGTCAATAAACTTTTGCCAATCTTTTTCATAGAACTCCTTGAATGTATCAAACTCAGAGTGATCAAGTTTCTTCTCACCTAATTCAACATTGCATATGTGGTCGAGTCGATAAGACTCTTGATTGGTGTAAGTAAATTTCTTATATAGTTCAAGATAATCTAACGTAGATATACCAAGTGTATCAACCGCAAATTGTTTACGACCTTTGATGAAGATCTCACGTTGTGATACCAATCTCCATGGTGATAATAATTTTACAAACTTCTCACCTAGTATACGTTCAATACGATTGCAGATGTATGGCATATCAAACAACTGCACGTTCCATCCTGTAATAACATCAGGATAATTTGCTTGCCAGTAATCTAAGAAAGCATTCATCATACTTTCTTCCGATCTAAAGTGCATGTAATCAACCATAGGATCTTTGTTATCATATGGTCTTGCCCCGAACACAGTAATTCTACCAGAGAAACTATCTTTGATAGAGATAGCAAGTATCTCTTGATCAGCAGATTCTATGTCTGGAAATCCATTCTCAGCAGCAGTCTCAATATCAATATTGAATATACGAATCTTGCTACTATCAAACTTTAGTTCTTCTTCTGGATGTTGTTCTGCTATGTACTGATATAAAAATCTTGTATTCCCATAAATGTCAAAGTCAGGAACTTCTTTGTATTGTTTTACAAACTCTCTTGCTTCTGATATAGAACCAAACTTATGTGGTTCTACAGCATTTCCTTCTAGTGTTTTCCATTTAGAATAATTTTTTGAGGGCAAAAAAAGCGTTGGGTTAAAAGGAACCCGAACGCTATATCTTTCGCCATTATTATATCCCCTTACAAGGAGACGATTTCCTGCTTGTTCAACACTTGTATAAAACTTCATTCAAGAGACTTAATATAGTTTGCAAGAAGATTCTTGCTAGGTTCTACAATAGTAGTAATGTCAGATGATCTGACAATCACCTCAGAGTCATCAGAATGTTTTGGCCAATGACTTAAGTTGCCTTCACTGTCCACCTCAAAAGGTTTACGAAGTATACAATCAGGATCACCAGGTATTAGTTCTCCTTCTACTTCATCAACTTGGGCAACTATCCATTCATTACTCAGTCGCAGTAGATTCGCTGCTATCTCCATCAGTTTTTTCCTCGTAGAAAATTTGTTCTTCTTTTAGTCCAATCTCTTTTAATCTTTCAGCATAATTACTGAGAATATTATTGTCAGGATAGACGACGCTAATAATATGGTCACCACTAATCCTATGATCTTCGATAGGAGAGTAAGGACACCATCTAGAATAATTGATAGGTATAGTACCATCTTCATTTAATTCTCCTAGACCAAGTAGATATGGATATACTAATCTATATCCTACCACCTTCTCTTCATCATTTTTAACCTCACCAAACATACAGAGAACACGTTCTGCTGTAGATAGAGTGACGATTCTAATATTATGATTTGTTTTCAACTCTTCATTCATTAGTTAATTCCTTTTTTTCTTGAAG